ATATGGACTGCAAATTGGACACTTGGGGCAACTGGAACAAGCCCTGCGGCTAATGCTTTTGGTGGCGGCGTAAAAACATTAACCAACACATTAGATAGGTTGAGAATTACAACTACTAACGGCACTGACACCTTTGATGCTGGTTCAATCAACATTTTGTACGAGTAAACATCATGACACACAGAATTGAATTTAATGTACAAACTGGTGAATCCAAAGTCATTGAGTACACCGCTGAAGAACAAGCGGCTTACGATGCGGCAGTGGCACAGCAACAGCAAGAACAACAGCAACAACAACAATGAATTACGTTTGGAAAATCACCGATATTTACGCTGCCGATGGCTTAATTACGCAAGCTAAATATTTGTGTACGGCTTATGAAGATGACCTATCAGTAGAAACTGAGGGTACTTGGATATTTGACGAACCAAAAATGAATGTTGAGTTTGACCAAGTAACTGAAGAAATGATTGCTGAATGGATAGATACTGCTAGTAAGGGATTAATTAAAGAAAACTTACAAAAACAATTAACCCAAAGCAAACCAGTAACAGCCCATCCACCTTGGTTGCCAAAAGTCTTTACACCAAACATTTAAGGAACAAAAATGGCACAACCAATTGACATTATTAGCAGAGCACTAAAAGATATTGGCGCGTTAGAAGCTGGTGAAACACCTACGCCAGAAGCATCACAAGATGCGTTTGATATGCTGAACGATATGCTCGATCAGTGGTCAAATGAAGATATGATGGTTTTTTATAAGACCGAAATCGTATTTCCAATTACGCCAGGCCAGACGCAATACACAATTGGACCAGGCGGGCAAATAGGCGCAAACTTTGTTGGAAGCATATCTGGCAATATTTTGACAGTTACGGCTATTAACTCAGGCGCAATTGCTTTGGGTCAAACCCTAAGTGGTTCTGGTGTTGTATCAGGAACAACTATCACAGGCTTTGCCACAGGCGCGGGAGGTAACGTTAATGAAGTCGGAACGTACACAGTCAACATCTCCCAAACATCCGCATCAACAACAATCAGCGCCTATTACCAGCGACCCCTTGTTATCAGTTCTGCTTTTGTTCGTATCAATACTAATTCAAATGGTACTCCTATTGTTAATGGTGGTTTAGATTACCCAGTAGCAATATTGGCGGTAGAAGATTACGAAATGATCGGATTGAAAACGCTGTCTGGTCCTTGGCCTAAAGCCTTGTATTACCAACCAACTGAGACATTGGGCAATATTTTTGTTTGGCCTAACCCAAGTCAGGGCGAGATGCACTTGTTTGCGGACACGATTTTCCGCAGATACGACTCAATCAATGACACGATTGTTTTGCCACAGGCTTATGCAATGGCAGCTAGATGGTGTTTGGCTGAACGGTTGATGCCTATGTATGGCAAGAATAGCCAAGTGCAAATAGCAATGATTCAAGGCTTTGCGGCACAAGCTAAGGCTACGATTAAGCGCACCAATATGCGACCTGTTCAGACTTCTAGGTATCCTGATTCTTTATTGGTTGGTAAAGCTAAAGACGCTGGTTGGATTTTGTCGGGCGGTTTTGCTAGATAAGGATAAAAAATGCCAGATTTTGGATTTGTTGGACCAAGTTACGAAGCGCCTAGCATTTACCAAGATGCTCAGGAGTGTATTAATTTTTATCCAGAAATTGATCCATTAAAAGAACCTGGCACTCGAGGTGTGGTGGCTTTGTACCCTACGCCTGGACTGACAACAAAAGTAAATCTTAATTCCGCAGAAGTTCGCGGTATGCGTACAGTCTCTGGCGGTGCTCAAATGGTGGTGGTTTGTGGCGCATATGTTTATGTGCTTACATCTAATTTTACCCCTACCATTGTGGGATATTTAAATACATCAACTGGTAGGGTTGGAATAGTCGATAACGGAATAAATGTCTACATCGTTGACGGTGCATATCGATATACATGGAGAATTTCCACACCAGCGACAGCTACTTTTAACGGCTCAATGTCTGGCACAACCCTAACTGTGACATCTGTGCAAAGTGGCACATTAGCGGTGGGGCAACAGATTTTTGGCTTGGGTGTAGCAAATGAGACTGTTATAACGGCATTTGGCACAGGTTCTGGCGGCATTGGTAATTACACAATTAGCACTTCACAAACAGTTTTTAGTGAACCTATGTCTAGTGTTTCTGCTGGCGCAATTATTACAGCAACCATAGGCGGCACTTTAACTGGCGTGGCTATTACAGGCATTGCTGGACAGTTTTCATGCACTGCTGCGCCGTTTGCGTTGGCTGTCGGTCAATCCCTTACTATTAGCGGCACATTTGGCGGCACAGGCTCAATTACTGGTTATACCAATCCGACCACTTATTACATTATTGCCACCAATGGCTCAACCACTTTCACGTTGTCAGCTACTTCTGGCGGCACGGCAATTACCACCACTGCGGGTACACCAACAGGGTTGACGTACAAATACGCACCGACTACGCTAAATGTAACGGCGGTTAGTTCTGGCACTTTGTACCTTGGTCAAACAATTCAAGGCGCAAGCATTTCAGCCAACACCATGATTACGGCATTTGGCACAGGTTCGGGCGGTGTTGGCACATATACGGTCAGCAATTCTCAGCAAATTAGCTCTGAATCCATGTATGCGTTGAATTTTACGCAAATTCCTAATACTGACGGTGCTTTTAGCGGTGGTAATACCGTTGATATTGTTGACAATTATTTTATTTACAACCGCCCTAACACGCAACAATATGGTGCATCTGATCCATTAAGCCCTATTTCACCAAGTTTGTCATTTGCATCTAAAGACGGATCACCTGACAACTTGGTTTCATTGATTGCTGACCACAGGGAAATTTATCTTATAGGCGAAACATCGTCAGAGGTATGGGTGGATGTAGGATCAACGCCATTTCCATTCCAAAGAATACCTGGCACTTCTACTCAGCACGGCATTGCTGCTGTGTTTTCTGTGTCCAGATTGGGTAATTCTTTTGCATATTTATCCAGAAACAACCGTGGTCAGGGCATGATTGTGCAAATGGAAGGTTATATTCCTAAAAGAATATCTACCCATGCAGTGGAAAATACCCTTGTAAATCAATACATTGATGACGCTGTGTCTTGGACTTATCAGCTAGAAGGCCATGAATGTTATGTTATTTCATTCCCTACGTTGAACCTGACATGGGTTTATGATTCCACCACTACTATGTGGCATAAATGGCTTTATGTAACCAATGACAATGTTTACGGTCGGCATCGTGGCAATTGTTCAGCGGTTTTTCAAGGTCTGGTGCTGTGTGGTGACTATGCAAACGGCAAAATCTACGAATTAGACAAAGAAAATTACACTGATGACGGTCAAACAATTAGGCGATTACGCAGAGCACCGCATTTGGTGGCTGATTTGCAAAGGCAGTTTTTTGATGAATTGCAGATTCAATTTCAGCCAGGTGTGGGAACAACAGGTTTATCTGTTAATTTTCCTACCACATATTTGATTGATCCTTATATAATAGAAGCAACAAAAAGTTTAATTATTGGCGCAACCGATATATTTGTTATCGGAAGTGGGTCTAAAATTAACACAAGCGACACGACAGCTTATCCACAGGCAATGTTACGCTGGTCTAACGATGGCGGCTCAACATGGTCGCGTGAATACTGGGTCTCAATCGGTCAAATTGGCAAATATAAAAACCGTGCAATTTGGAGGCGTTTGGGTATGGCAAGAGATCGTGTTTATGAGGTTGTGATTACTGATCCAATCAATGCCGTGATTGTGTCAGCTAATCTTAAAGCCAGTGCGGGTGACAACTGATGCTTTACAGCCCACAAACCCAACCGTATCCACAAGCCGAGTTCTTGGACAAAACGAATAATCGTCCGTCTAGGGCATGGCAACAATGGTTTTTAAATTTGTTGAATTTTTCTAGTGCAACAACAGCGACAGCGGGAAGTGCGACATTGCCTGCTAATCCTGTTGGATTCATCAACATTACGGTTGCTGGTAAACCGTACAAAGTGCCGTATTACAACCCATGATTATTCATCATTTTTCTGATGGTTTATATGCCAAAGAAACGCATATTCCTGCTGGCGAAACGCTAGTACAACATATGCACGAATATTCTCATTTGTCAATTATTGCTAGTGGCAAAGTTATTGTGGCTAACGCTGGTGAAAACCAAATTATTGAAGCGCCAGCTTGCATTGAAATCAAAGCGGGTATGTATCACGGCGTAAAAGCCTTGACCGATGTTATTTGGTATTGCATACACGCAACAGATGAAACCGATCCAGACAAAGTGGATCAAGTTCTAATTAAAGGGGATTGATATGGCTTGGATTACAGGTGCACTTGGTGTATTAGAAGGCCCTTTAGGTGGTGCGTTAGTTTCTAGCGCAGGTTCATTACTTGGCGGTATTTTTGGTGGTAGTAGTGCAGAAAGAGGCGCACAAACCCAAGCCAATGCCGCGCTTGAATCTGCACGTTTGCAAAAGCAAATGTTTGACATTCAAAATGCACAACAAGCGCCATATAGAGAACAAGGTTATTCTGCTTTGTCAGACATTGGAGGTATGAAACCTTATCTGACCCATCAATATGGCGCAGAAGATTTTCAACAAGGCATGGACCCTGGCTATGCATTTCGACTGCAACAAGGTCAAATGGCAAACCAACGTGCCGCCAATTTAGGTGGTGGTTTGATTGGCGGTAATGCTTTAAGGGGTATGCAAGACTATACACAAGGTCAAGCAAGCCAAGAATATCAAAACGCTTTTAATCGTTATCAAACTCAACGTGGCAACATTTACAACTCACTAGCTTCTATTGCTGGCTTGGGACAAACATCACTTGGTCAAACTGGTCAGCTTTCTGGACAGACTGCACAAGGCGTAGGTGGTGCAATTTCTAATGTTGGTTCTGCTTTGGGTGCTGGACAAGTTGCAATGGGTAACGCGCTTGGTACTGGCTTACAAGGCGCTGGCAACTCTTATATGTTGTCTCAATTACTTGGGCAAAGAAATCCAATATCATCATCACCTACAAGCGGTAGTAATTTCATGAATGCCTACAACGCAATAGGAGGTTAATCATGGCAGAACCAGTAGCCGCGCAAGCAAAACCAACTCAACCCATGTCATTGGCTGAAATGGTCAATATGGCTAATGCTGTGCAAGGTTATCAGCAAGCACAACAAATGAATCCAATGCTTTTACAACAAAAGCAAATGGAATTATCTCGACTTGGTCAATTAACTCCATTGGAAGTTAAAAGAGCAGGAGCAGAAGCTAATGTAGCTGCTGGCACAGAAAAACCACGCATTGAACAAGCAGGATCACAAGCCACAACTGCCGCATTAGAAGCATTAAAAAGTAAATATGGTTTAAATGCACAGTATCAGGATGATTTAACAAAAATCATGGGCGGTTATGCTAATGATGCAAGATTGTCACCTGACGCTTTGAAAAAAAATCCCGCAAACGCAACTGAAGTAATGCACGAAATTAAAGCCCAAGCGGTGGCTAGAGGAATCCCATCTGAGGGATTAGACATGATTACTGCGCCTGGCATGATGACTGCTATGCAAAATCCAGCGGCTTTTCCTGCTCATTTGCAAAACATGATTAATATAGGTTTAAGTGCATCTGAAAAACGTGCGGCAGGCACTGAAAACGTGCAAGTCACTCCATCTGGTCAAGTTATCAGAACAACGCCAAACAGATTTGGTCAACAACCACAAGTTTCATTTGAAACACCTAGCGGTGTTACGCCTGCGCCTAGCATTGTTGAAATTAATGGCGTTAAATATTATGCTGGTCCACCTAAAACAGCGGGGGGTCAACCTACATTAGAACCTGTTGGACAAACTCAAAATGCGCCAGCAC